CATTGATTCTTTCAAGCACGGAAGGACCAATCGCAGCAACCGCAGGTGCTGACATGACAAACTCACCATCTGTCAGTCTTGCATTGACTCTATCATATCCATAAGGTCCATCAACCAGACCATCACTTGTAAAAATACCACCACCATATAAACCTTGTGCCTCTTGATCTTGATCCTCTCCTCCACCAAAAGCACCGCCAATAAGATTTTGAATACCTAAGAATGTAGCAGCAGTTCCAGCGACTTGTAAAGCAGTGCCCACTGCTCTTCCTTTAGGACCAAGAAGATTACGTGCAAGTCCACCAGCACCTCTTAATCCAAACTTTTTCAGAAGCAGCAGAGTCGCTGCGCCTATTCTAAGTGAACTTCTGATAATAAGAGCACTTAACTTTCCTATTGTTCTTCCAAACCTTGTACCAAACATTAGGTACGCAGTAAGTAGTTTGGGTCCATGATCAGAAAGGAATCTAATGACAGAGTTTATCTTTTGTTGATTCTTGGGATCGGTGATAAAACCAATCAGTTTGACAATAAATTTTCCAGCAAGAATAGCAAGGAAAGCTTGTATGATCCTTCCTATGATTCCTCTGACAGGTGCTAAGATTTTTTCTGTGGTCTTACGCAGACCTTCATATCTTTTTTCTAGTCTGTTCTCTTGTAATCTACGCTTTGTATTTTCTGCCTTTCTTCTTTCATATTCATCATCTTTCTTTTCAAGTTTTGCATCCGCTCTTATTGTTTCAAGAATGGCATCAAGGTTTCTAAGCATCACCGCCTGAGGTGATACCGCAGCAAGATTTTCTTTCAGTTCGCTTTTTTGATAACCAAGAATATTTTTAATGGAAGTAATCTTCCGTTCATTATTAAAAGTTTTTATTTCAACATCCTGAATACTATTAAGTATCCTATTATTCAAATTTGTTTGAAAATTCTGTTGTGCTATATTTCTACCCGTGCGAAAACTTTCTGCAGAAATACGTTGCCTTCTGGGTTCTATTGGATTTGTTGCGGTTTCATCAGAAGGCATTCGCTTGTTGCTGCTTTAGTTTTTCCTCTTCAAGATGGTTCATTAACATTTGAACATAGATATCCCTTTCCCAGGGCATCATATTTTCTATTTCTGTTAATGAATATTTATGATACTGCATCAAAGAAAAGTTGAGATTAAAGTAGTTCTCAAGGTTCATATGAACCATGCCTATGCGAAAAAAGACGCTAAGCCCTCAAGCACGACATCACTTTCTACTCCAGTCTTTGGATTTTTTACCTTGATTGCGTGTGACAACTTAGGCATTGTCTCAAAGAACTTTTCAATCTCCTTAAACTGAGATGAGTTCATCTGCTCAAGGAAGTCATTAAGTTCTTTCTTTGTGCAATCAGATGTTGTCCAGACTTCTTCTTCGGTGAAGATTTTGTCAATACATGTAGCGATAAGTTCAAAGGATTGATCCATTGCATTCTTGTCATCAATCTCAAAGTTGTTTTTGATGAACTGCTCAAGAGAAGGATACTTCATCTGCATCATGATAGAATCATCAACTTTGATTTTGTTGGTGTGATCCTCTGGTTTAGTAACCTCAATATCATCAAGGTTAATATTTACTCTTACCTCAGTCTCTTCATCATCAGGACAAATGATATTGATTTCAATATCTTCACCGACAGACTTGCCGCGAATATTTAAGAAGAGATACTCAATGTCAAAAGTCGGAAGTGATTCTACTTTGACACCTTTTGTGAGCACACAGTTTTTGATGACAGATTTGATTGCAGTGGTAATCTGTTTTGTGTTATTACTTTCTAGTGCAATGACTAAAAGTTTTTCCTCTTTTACAAGGAAGGGTCTATATTGAATTGTCTCACCTGTCGATGGCAACTCAAGTTCATAGGTCGGCGTAGCGATCTTAGGTAAAGGCATAATGTCCCAAAGAGTTTTTCAGTGTGATTATTTATTAGTGATTAGGCAATGTCGGAATTGATTCGATCTGGAAGTGTTCTACCACTACCAAACTTCTCAAGGAATGTTTTTGGTTCCGCGAAAACGGGAGCACTTTTATCATTTATCAAACTTTGTTTAGCACTTTCAAATAGACTTGAGAGTGCATTTTCACCAGCTGATGGAGTTGGACCATCACCCAACTCCCCGATTCTTCCAAGTGTTACTTTATTTACAATGTATCTTGTATATGCAAATGACACTGTGCATTTTAGCAACTGAGATGTATCATACGATATGGGCATTGAGTTTATGGATATTGGAAAAGCATTTAAAAACTCATACTCGATATCAGGTCCAGATTTTGTCGTCACAGTTGTTCCCAAGTCGGTGCCTGCAATAATATTAACTATATCCTCAAGTGGATTTGATTTTCTTCTTTGAGAGTAGTAATCCCTCTCAAACTTTTTGATTTTTAATCCTTGTTTTGCTTGATATTCATTGGGATATCTAAATCTAAAGTTATAGTTACTATTACGGGTGTTCTGAACTTGAAGACCTTCACCAGCGATTATAGCAATCCAAGTTTCAAAGAATGTAATAGGAAGATATTTTTCAGCATCAACATAAAAAGTTAAATCAATTTGTTGACCGTAGTTTCTACGATATGCATGTCTTTCTGTAACACCAGTTCTATCATCAACAGCCTCTGATGTCAGAAGAGATGATCCTGGCAAAGACGTTTCCGCGCAAAGAAGATTTAATTTTTCTTGATCCGCACCAAGAATCCTTGTTAACGCATCCCTTGATGTCCTATCAAGTTCCGATGGGATGGGAATCTGAACAATATACTGCGATGTTAAAGCAGGTCTAAGAATATTAGACTTAATCTGTGAGATTGAACTTACTTCCCGTGCCATCTAAATAGTTTTTACCTTATATATTATGTATGGGAGAAAGTATTAAAAGTAAATACAAACCTTCGCATCCTATGAAATATAAGGGTGATGCAAGTAATATTATATGTCGAAGTAGTTGGGAACGCAAGTTTTGTAGGTGGTGTGACCTCAACGAGAACATTCTAGCATGGGGATCCGAAGAGTTTTGTATTCCATACATCTCTCCTATCGACAATAGAGTTCATAGATATTTTCCTGACTTTCTAATCAAAGTAAAGGAGTCCACTGGAAAAATCAAAACATATGTGGTAGAGGTTAAACCAGAGAAACAAACTGCACCACCAAAAAAGAAGTCAAGAGTGACAAAATCATACATCTATGAGTGCAAAACCTATGCAGTAAATCAAGCAAAGTGGAAAGCAGCTCAAGAGTATTGTGCTGATCGTAGGATAGAGTTTAAGATCATAACAGAAAGAGAACTCGGAATCAAATGAACCGTATCGAACCTATCCTTGATGAACTGAATGGTGGGACCATGGATCAGGAAGATCAGATGGTGATGATCATGGATGCACTAAGTGATACGGTTACACCAATACCTGATGCTGGAAGCATTTGCACTTTTGTTTATAATGCTAAAACACCTGGAATCAGATATGATCAGCACCCACTCGTGGCAGTGACTGATTTATTCGCTTGGGGATTTCGCGGAACAAACTTTCATCATAGAGAAACAAGACAATATACTTGGAATGAAATCGCGGGTCAGGTCTACATTGTTCAGAGAAATGAACTTGATGATTTATTGTCTGTTAGATATGGAAAGTTTATCACTAAATAATAAAAAAATCCATATCAATGGTTTTAACTAGCAAAACAAATACCATTATATTACGTGGTAACAGATCTGGTTCTCAAACAGAAAAAGTTTTCATCGGCACTAGGGTAACTAGACTTGGACCCGAAAGAGCGTACACCTATGATGTGGATATTTTACAGTATTCAAAGTCAAGCGAAGGTGGTTTAACATCGCCTACAGTTATTGGGAAGCGAGATTCAGGAAATCCAAATAAGATCACTTGGAATGATAATGCTCCAGACATCGTAAAAAAATCTTGGAACAATGACAAGCTTGTTAATACGGTGAAGGATCAAATGAAAAGCATGGAAGATGATTTTGTGCAAGCCTCAATAGATAGGGAAAATTATCGTAGAGATAATGGATTCAGAAGTTACGGTAAAGATACTTTTCCAGAAGACACCAGCACGTCATTGCCCGACAATGGTTCAACAGCGCCAAAGGCACCAACTGTAACTGGATTTAAATATCCATTTGACATGGATATTGATAATCAAGATATTTTAAAGATAGAAGCATACGAGAGAACACCAAGAGATCTGGCTACTGGGACTGATACTTCATCAAGAGAAAAAGGTTTAGGTATACCAAAGGGACAAATCATATTACCAATCAACGGTCAGGTATCCACTGATAGCATGACCGTTAACTATGATGAGAATCCATTGAACATTATACAAGCCGCGCTCGCCGCTAATATCAATGAGGCAATCGCAGGAGAGGGACAAAAAGTGTCTGAGACAAGTCCACTTGGTGGCATAATGAAGAAGTTAAATGTTTCAAGCGAGCAATTAAAACAATTCATTGGTGCCGCCGCTGGAGCGTCTGCCGCTAATGCATTGTCTGGAAATACTGTAGACATAAATGCCCTGACATCTAGATTAAATGGAACGATTTTGAATCCAAACTTAGAACTTTTATTTAAAAGTCCTCAACTGAGATCATTTTCTTTTCAATATTTGATGCTTCCTAGAGATAGTGATGAGGCAGAGCAGGTGATAGGAATACTTAGAATGTTAAAATCAAATATGGTTCCAAAGTTAGAAAGGGGAACATACTTTTTGAGAACACCAAACATTTTTAAACTTCAATATATGAAAGGTGGATCACCACATCCCTTCCTCAATAAGTTTAAGATGTGTGCTTTGAGATCATGTGATGTACAATACGCTCCACTGGGAACTTATGCTACATTTTTTGATGGAGTAATGCACGCATATAGATTGACAATGCAGTTCACAGAACTTGATCCAGTGTATGATGTCGATTATGAAGATACAACAGGTGGAATGGCATCATTTAGAGAGGACGCTGCAGAACAAGCTGCTCTTAATGCAAAAGCTAAATCCAGTAGCATAGGTTTCTAAAATGTCAGATTACTTTAACCGTTTACCAGACTTTGAATATCCAAGTAGACTTCCTGATGCAAAGATATCAGACTATATTCGTGTAAAAAACTTTTTTAAAAAGGGAGCACTGAGAGAGGATATCTTTCAAGAACTTACATTCTTTACAAAATATCAAATCCGAGGTGATGATCGTCCAGATAACGTGGCGTTTGAAATCTATGGTGATCCAGCACTTGATTGGTTGGTTCTTCAATGTAATAACATAGTCAATGTTCAAACCGAATGGCCATTATCACAAACAGATTTTGATAGATTCTGTTTAGAAAAATATGGAAGTTATGATACACTTTTCAATGGCGTCCATCATTACGAAACTGTAGAGATAAAGAATAGTAATGGCGTAGTTATAATCAAAAGTGGATTGCAAGTTCCATCAGATTTTTCTGTAACTTATTTTGATAATGGTTTAGAGCAAATGATTACGGCAAGCAGTATTACAACTGAAGTAACAAACTATCAGTATGAAGATGATATTCAAACAAGCAGAAGAAATATATTCTTGTTAAAACCACTATATGTCCCAACTGCTATTGACGATCTTAAAGAAATCATGTCATATAAAAAAGGTTCCACTCAATATGTGAGTGAAACCTTGAAGCGTGCTGATAATATCAGACTATATGAGTGATCACTCCTCAGCGAGTTTCTGGAAGTAACTCAGAGCATCATCTTC